GATAAGATCACCACCATTGTCAGCAATCAATCTAATATCAGAAAGAAGTGCTTGAGCACCACTGCTGAGACCTCTAAATCTAGTTCCAACTTCAACTCTTCCAGAATAAGCACCTTGAGCTTGTGCCGAAAGTGCTGCAGTATCTACGTTTAGAACTGTAGAAGCAAGAGAGTATTGAGTTGGGAGTGTGGTTGTGTTGTCATATGGGTTGATCGTATAAGCAACCGATGGTGTAGCATATGCTCCAGACTTATGATCTGGTCTAGCAAGTCTAAATCTGATAATATCAACACCGTTGATAGATCCAACGACAGTTTCACCGACTTGGAATACACCAGTTACGTTCTCAACCTCAAGGAGTTTTGGAATAACATCAACCGCACCATTTCCATCAAGGAACTGATAATATCTACCATATGGTTTATTACCTACAGAGTTAAACTGTACGTTCCTAGATCTCATGAACCTGTCTGGTCTGTTAGACAGTGTTCTTACAACGGTATCTGTTTGACCTCTTCTATTTGGATTTGGAATTCTTACGCTTCCACCAGGAACCCAAATATTTCTTACCCAGAAGTCAGACTTAGGACTTAACTGAACACTACCATTGTAAAGTACGACGTTAAATGGATTAACGTTTTCTACTTTAGTTGCATGTGGTTGGTTGAGATATTCAGTTTCTGTGTAATCGAGTGTAACAATACGTCCAGATTTTCTTACATTTTGATCAAGAAGATCAAAGTCAACAGCAAGGTCAATTTCATTATCTGGAATATTTGTGTTAGATGCTAAAAGACCAGAAAGTGTTGTGGCATCTAAGAATGGTCTCAGAACACCATTATCAGGAAGCATCACAGATCTTGGATCAATAAAGTCACCATTTCTAAAGTTATCTACAAAGAAACCAGACTTAAATCTGGACAGTCCAGTTGCGTCTTGAACCTGTAAAGACTGTGTTTCCAACTCAAGAAGATTAAGAGAGGTCAACTCTTCAAGGGTTTCAATTCTATCTTCAAGTTTTCCAATATCACGCATGGTGTATCTTCTGTTATCCTCCATGGTGATAGTCGCAGTATCGACATCATAGAGATAAGCAGGAAGTTCAATAGTAGCCAGAAGCATTACATCACCGACTTTTTCTGGTGCTTTTGGTGACCTCTCAGCAACACCTTCAACGTAGACAAAGTTACCAAGTTTATCTAAGTAAAGTCTATCAACTCTTGGTGCATAGAATGTGTATCCGATTACGGAACTTTCATTTGCAGCAAGAAGAAGTTTTGGTTGGTCAGTGAATACTCTAGAGCTGAAATCAAATGGTGATTTTGTAGCAGTTGATGGATCAAATACTGCAACTCTAGGTCTAAAGTCTAAAGTATCCGAAGCTCTCTGATTTACTTTGCCAATAAGAGGAATATCCTTAGCAAATCTTTCTTCATCATAACTGTCTACAGTGAAAATATCACCTTCATCATTAGAAGGAACTGTATAATGATCATAGACAACATACAGTTTTCTGTTTGGTTCAGAATATCCGTCGTTTCTTACTAAACGAGCATAATCATAGTACTGACTCTTTTGACCTTTGTTCAGGGTGAATCTGTTTGTTACATCAGTATATCTTCCAGCACTAATAGTCTGAATTTGTCCAATAACATTAGATTCTTGGAACAAAACATTTTCTTGAATGGTAAATCTATTTTCATTCAGATAAACAAATGTGATTTGATTTGCTGCTTTTGTTACTACCTTAGCAACAGCACCAGATGTGCTACCGACTACATTTTCACCAAGGATAACACTGTCATTAATATCAGGATTTGTAAAAAAGTTCAGAGTATCAAGTGTTACTGAATTTTCATCAATTGCTTGATAAACAGCAAAAATATTAGCAACATCTGGATAGTTGAGACAGATCTCTTTATCTTGAACTCTCAAACCATAATATGGGCTCTTAGTCAGACCATCATTGATGCTACTGTTTCCATTGGTTCCAGAATTACTATACTTGGATCTTGTTACCTCTAGAGTTCTAACTCTATTGTAAACTTTCTGCTTATTCTGAACTGCAGTTTTTCTAACGGTAGCAATAACATTTACGTTAGATTGACTTGCTCTCAGACCATTGAAAGTTACTACATTGGATGAAATAGATACCTGATCATCACGAAGTGGTTCGATTTTTCCATCACTGTAGATAATGGAGTATCTTTCTTCATCAAAAGCTTCAAAGAGGATATCGGTAAGACCACTAATGTCAGAAGCGGACAGTGTAAGAACACCACTGGAATTGGTAGTTTTTCCTGTTGCCTCTACAACTGCCTTAAGATCAGATCCAGTAAAATCTACTGTAGCAATGTTTCCATCATCCAGAGGAGCATAAAGGAATCCCTGCTCTTCATTTCTGATTGAAGATCTACCTCTTTTAAACTGAACTGTTGTTGTGGAACTTGGAAGAGAACCATCACACACTCCTTTAACATTAACAACGGCAGATAAAGTCATTTTAAGACCATCTGCTGTAATAGAACTTACTCTGTTGTAAGTTGCTGTGGAAAACCCAGGTCTCTGATATTGAATAACATCACCGACTTTGAAATTAGTAAAGTTATTTCCAGCAGAGGTAGTAACACCAGCATTGTTGATAGTAATCGTATCAGCAACACTAAATCCAGTTGGAACAGTAAAATCTAAAACTGTATCACCTTGGAAATCGGTCGTATAACCAGACAGAGAGCTGCTGTCTTGCCATACCATCCTGACATCCCCAGCACCGTACTGTTTAACGTTGTTGACGGTTCTAGGGGTCGTAGAGATGCCATTAATACTAACGGACTCACCTTGAATAAAAGATCCTGCAGTTTGTCTCAAGAATACTTCAGACTTTCCAGATCCAACTGTAGTGGCATATCCAGTTGCACCACTGCTGAGACCTTTGATGTATGCGGTGTCTGGAAGATCACCAGCACTCAGGGAAGAGTTAAGTTCAAGTCTGGTATAAGTTTGAATATCATAAAGATAACAATCGTAGATTGTCGTATCAGTTAAAGCAATACTAACTTGAGATTCTGGTTTTAAAGTATATACTCGTGCTTCACCAATTTGAGTGCCGATACCAGCACCACTATTATTTCTTCTTTGATCGTAAAGTTGAACAGCATCCTTAAACTTGGGAATACCAACAACGTGATTCAACTTAATGAGATTGCCCATCTCAAAGTCAACAGCAGAAGACTTTACTTCCTTAGTTGCTCTTGTTTTGTTTACATCAATAATTTCAGTACCATTCTTCTCTACATCATATCCCTTAACATATGCAACACCAGGACCGACCTTGAGACATGCAAGGTTGTCATTTGGAGTATTTCCTTGAGATGTTGACTGGTTAGAGAAGTACAATCCATCATTCCCAAGCCTATCATTTAGGGAATTGAATAGATCCAGTTCAAAATCTTCTACAGAATAATCTCCAGACTCATCAAAAGTTCTCTTTGCTAAGTAGTCACGGATAATGCTGTATTCCGTGGATTTGATAATTTTTCTAATCGAACCATTTTCAACTCTAAGCAGTTCAACAAAGTTGACATCTGTAGTGTCAGTTAGTGCTTTTTTACCAAGAACCAGTTGAATCTTTAATCTATCGGCACCTGGTGCTGTATAATTAGAGAACCCTTTTGCATTATCATAAAGAGAAGAATCATCCTTTGCTGTAGTAATAGTTTCGGAGATTACTAAACCAACTCTATAGGATGGTTGGTTGGAGTATTGATCCAAAAGGATAGTTTGTTTTTCTACTCTGACAAATGCTCCCCTAAGGAACATAATGCCAGCACCAATGTGTGCGGCAGATCCGATAGAGGTTGCATTTTCGGAAATACAAGTAGCAAATGTATTACCTGTAGGAATAGTCGTATTTCCATAATCTACTGCTTCTAGAGTCTCTAGATTTTCACCATCAGAGAAGGAAGAGAGGGCATTATTAGTATTTCCAGAATCAATGTATTTGATGTATAGAGTTACGTTATTTCTTTCAGATCCAGTCTGAGGGAGAACATACTGTACCTGAGCACTTACACCAGACTCTTGACCGACAATCCTCTTCCCTACAAAGTTATCAATATACACACTAACATCTGTCCCCAAGTGTGTAGAATTGATTTCTACAGCATAATATTGATCATCATAAGTTACATTGCCAGGGACGACAATAGAACCTTCTTTGAAGATATGGCTACCAAAACTTTCGATTTGGTTTTGTAAAATCGACTGTAGGGTTGTTAGTTCTCTAGCTTGGATAGGGAATCCAGGCTTAAATAGCACACGATAATAATCCTTAGCTGGATCAAAATCATCATAGTAAGGATTGACGTTGAGATTAGTCTGCTGTGGCATTTTATTAGAACTCTAATACGATTTTAACGTCTTCCTTCTGTCTTTCATTTCTGGTTACAGAAGGTCTATTGTCAAGGTAGATGATTTCTCCTTTCCTCTTATTTATTTCTGGATTTGCAAGACCATCTGTAAAGTTAACACCCAGGTTAACTACTCTTCCGTTGGCAAGAGTAGTAGTGACTCCACTAAAGTTTTGGTCAACATTAACACTGAAAGAACCACCAGTCTTTGTAATTGGATTAGAACTAGAGGTAAAGTTAATGATCGGAGATCTAGATCTTACATCAGTTGCATCAGTCTCATCACCTGTTGCAGCATTGTAGTAGAGACTTCTGTCTTGATAATATTTAATAATCTTAGTTTCGGTGTCATAA